TTGTGTGTAACGTACAGCAAAAGTAAATGTACCTGCAGTAATTACTGGCAAAGTTGTACCTGTTCCAGCTGTGTAAGGAATAGTCAAAGTTACAACAACTTGGGAGACTAATCCAGCATACTGAGATGAGGCTTGTGCTGGAGAAACTGTAATGTCACCAGTTGTAGAGTTTTGTGCAAGCAATTGAGCGCCAGTTAAAGCAACAGTGTTACGGCCTGCAGCAGCATTCATAGAAGCTACGTTAGCGTAAGTAGTTGTATTAAAAGCGTTACCAATGCTAGCGGTTACTGTACCAATTGTGCCGCCAGTAGCTGTAATAGCCACATTGGTATCAATCAAGAAATCGTTAATATTTGCGGCATATGGTAGCCAAAATGTAACGCCACGGTACAAAGTACCTGTACCGCCAGTTCCAGCATCGGCAGTAATAGTAGCTGCTACAGGTGGGTAGACGCTAGAAGATGGGGTGTAAACAGTAGCGTTTACGTTAGGAACGGTATTTCCGTTAACAAATTGACCAGATCCACCAGCATAACCAGCAGTACCATTAGTAGAGTTGGTTAAAACAATAGAGGTTTCCTGAACTAAATCAGCATAGCCGACGTTGCGGAAAGGGGAAAAACGGTTTGGACCAGATAGAATCGGGCCTTCAAAGGTTGCGCGTGCCATTATAAGTTTCCTTATGCAAAAGAGCCTATTCCAATCGTTGCATCGTCTGCTGGGGCAGTGGCGGAATAAGCAATCACCCAGTTGTTGTAATTCTACACTATTTTACGATTTGTGCAATTATTTTAGTAAAATGGGTATACTTCAAAAAACGAAAGGAACCCAATGAGCTCCTGGCTTATCATAGTGACTGGGCTAATATACGGATACATCGCCTGTGAGCAGGGTATAAAAGGTAACTGGGCTATGGCGGTGGTATATAGCGGATACGCTTTTTCCAACGTAGGTTTATATATTATGGCTACCAAATGAGCTTTACAATCATGCAGCATGATGGCATGAAAGTGATTCAGTGGTTTAGTAATGTAGATGAGCTTATAAAAAGCATGCTCAATAACCCTAAAGACAGGTACCACAGAAATGACAACAATCATCGGTGACTGGAATAATAAAATACTGGTTGCGGACAGCCAGTTTACAGATAGCGATGCTGGTATTAAATATTTTGAAGACAAGATATTTGCTATAGACGGCGGCTGGCTGGGGGTTGCGGGTAATTACTGCGATGCTGAAAAAGTGCTGGACTACCTGAATAAGAAAAACAAAACAAAGCCAAAACTAAAATCCGACAGCTCTTTTTTAAAAATGACTAAAGAAGGCCTTTTTTCATGCGGGGATGACCTTGAATGGGAAAGGGTTAGGACTTTTATGGCTATCGGTAGCGGGGCTATGGCCGCCGAAGTGTGCATGCGTATGGGGTTACCGGCAGAAGAAGCAGTTAAATGGGCGTGTAATGTAGATGTAAATAGCCACGAGCCGATTAAAACCTACTCCCTAGACGACAAAAATGCCCTATAAAGACCCAGAAGTTAAAAAGACGTACCATAAGCTGCAGAGCCGCAAGCACTATGAGAAGAATAAAGAAAAGATAATAGAGGCTACTACTAAGTATTCCAAGCGGGGTAAGGAGAAGTGGGACCTATTCAAGGGGAGTCTGCATTGCGCACGGTGTAAGGAGAACCACATAGCCTGTATGGATTTTCACCATATAGACCCAAGCGAAAAAGAATATGAAGTTAGCGCTCTAGTTAGTTCCAAGATGTTTACTAAAGCGTACAAAGAAGTTAAAAAGTGTATCGTATTGTGCTCGAATTGTCACAGGAAGCTTCATTACAATGAAAAAACCCCCGCCTTGTGAGCGGGGGTTTTTATTGGGTACATTCAGATTAGAATGAACCGCTTGAGCCCCATGCTCCGAGGGGGTCGGACCAACCGAAGCTGTAACGCTCACGAGACTTGTAACGAACGTTACCAGTATCGAAGTCACCATCCATAGAATTCTGGAGTGGTGTACGCTCAAACATTTTCAGGCCGTTTGGAACGTCGGTCAAAATAAACCATGCGTTTGTATCGGTCAAGAAGTGGTTAACAGCGTAGCCTTCTGGGATTGTGCCATTGTTTTTCAATGCATTGATATCGTTGTTGTTTGTACCAACACGGAGGTTAGTTTCCAACAGACGAGTAGCAACGAACATCAAAGCAGGTGGGATCACCAGTTTGCGTGGCTTAGCAGCGATCAAGAGACCGCGCTCATCAGTCCAGGCAGCGATTTGAATTGTTGCGGCTTCCAAAGAAGTCTCGTTCAAATCAACAGGGGTAGCAGCAGTATTGCTGTTTGTACCACCGTTTACCAATGGATGAGCTGTAGAGAACAATGAAACGCCGTCGCCACCGAGGTAGCTAGATGAGAAACCGTTATTCAATACAGAAGCGCCTTTAACTTGCTTGGTGTAAGACATAGCGCGAGCCAATGCTTTGGTGTAACGAGCAGACAATGAGTCATACAAGTTATCTTCAATCGCTTCTTCAGTGATTGAGAAACCCAAAGCGATAGTTTCGTGTGAGTAGCGAGCTGTAAAAGCTTCTTGTGCATTATCGTAAGAAATTGCACCGCCTTCGTTCTTGACTGGAGCAGCCGAGAAACCAGACAGTTTTGTCTCTTCTTCAAATGAACGCTCAGAGGCTTCGATCATAAATTTCTTTATGCTCTTCGCCATAGCGCTTGTACTCTAAACCGAACAACGCGTTTAGTCCTGGGAGTAACTCTTTTAAGAGCTGTGAACGTGAAATAGCCATGTTATAGCTCCTTTATTAGTTAGCTGTACCAGCGGATTGATAGTACTGATGTACGCCAAAGTTTAACTTGACGATCAAATCAGTGTATGCATCACCGGGGTTAGAAGGGAAATTGCCGCCGAATGTAGAGCTGGAGTTAACCAAGTCAACAATCTTAACAGCAAGAGCGGAGGTGTTAGCAACAGTCAACACGCCTGAACTCAAAGAGCCAGTTACGTTGATTACTGAATCACCAGATGTTGTGTTACCAGTTGCAGAGCTTGTACCACCAGTAAAGTTGCCTAAAGCAGCAGTTTTACCAATAGAGGTATAAGTTACAGAACCAGCAGCTTGTACTTGATACAACTGATCTGGGTCTTCGATTACACGGATAAATACGTTTGTATATCCTGCAGTGATCGCGTTAGCTGGCAAATACTGAGCATACAAAGGGTAGCCTAGTTGTTGACCTGCTAATTGATAACGTACGCCTACGCAAACGCCAGCAATACCAGTAGAACTGGTTGTTGGGGTTGAAGAAACAACAATAGGCATACCAGGTAAATTGCTGGTTGTGCCAAGTTGCACTAAGTCACCAGTAAAAATTGGTGCTGTGTTGTTATAGGTCAACTGATACTCGCGGATTGTGCCGCCAGTAAAGGATTGACCACCGATCAGGCTGATCGGCTTTAGTCCATAAGGACTGGATACTGTAGCCATTTAAAGCCTCCTAAAAAGTTAATTAACGTGAACCACTCCCGAAGCCACCACCTTTACTTACTGTGCTTTTACGCTCACTATACAAAGGCATACGTGCATCGTTATTACGCATGAAATGGTTATCAACCGAATCCATCTGATTTTGTGCTTGCGACTCGTAGTACTCTTTTTGTGCTGCGAGTTGCTCTGTTAAGATCTTACACAAGATCAAACCACCGATTTCAACGTTTCCATTTGCATCACCCACAATCATAAGTTCGGGGTGATCCTCAGCTTTAACCGGTACCCAACCATCACGAAACTTTTGGGATACGTTAGTTGGTACCGCTTGTCCTAATACCTCTTTAGCAACCCATCTGAAGCTATAACCAGATTCTGGAGTAGGGTCAGGCAGAGTAGCCGCTGGGCGGTAGATTGGACGGGTTGAAGCTGTTTCGCGATTCTCGCCATCGCGCGTTTTACGAGTATTAGCCATTACGGGCCTCCTGTTTTAAAAATTCCTTAGCATACAATTCACGTGAAATACCTAACTTATCAGCCAGTGCTGCTTGGGTGGATGTAAGTCGGATAGTTTTTTTTGCCCCCGTTGAACGGGTAGCAGAAGCCACGACTGTTGCCGGCTTTTTACTAGGTTCACCGGTTCTACGGCTAGCTGGCTCGTCATCCTGAAGTAAATCAGGGAACACAGACTTTAAGCGAGAATTAATTTTCTCGAAATATTCTTCACTACGCGGGTCGTAACCCGTGGCCACCAATTTCTGATGCAAGCCTAATGCAAAGGCTGTCATCTCTTCGTACCCCGGCGATCCGAACCACTGGTTTTTTGCCTGCCAGCGCAGAGTTTTTTCGTCGGGCTTGGGTACATCTGGAGCCGTATGTTGTATTTGTACATCATTTTCTTGAGTTTGTAAAGTACTTGGACGGAAATTTTTTGCAGCTTCAATTTTCATCTTTGCTTCAGTCAACGCTTCTTGGGCAGCAAGCAANGCCTCNGAGTCGTAGTCTTCAGACGCTTTNTTAAACTTATCACGTGCATTATTAAGCTCAGCCTCGGCTTTTTCGCGCATCATCTCTTGGTAGGAAGTCTCGCCAGTCTGAACATACTGCTTCAGTTTCTTGTTTTCTTCCATAGCATGTTGAGCTAGACGAATTGCTTCTTCTTTCTCACGTTCGGCCTTTTCTTTGGCTCTACGCTCGTCATGACGGGCATGCGTTAGCTCTTTGATACGTGATTGAACACCTTTTGTATAGCCCTCAATCTCTTCATCCGAGGGATCTTCTACATCACGGTTTAGGGGCTGCGCCTTTCGATCTTGTTCAGGAGTATCGTCTTCAACAACAATATCCGCCTCAACAACATCGCCTTCAGCAGTTACATCTAACTCGACTTCTGGCTTTTCATCAAAGCTTCCGTCTTCGTCTGGGAATTTGTAAACCATAATTGCTCCTTTAAGCGCGGGTAATTCCGCGGGGGTCCTCGACAACCGCTTCTACTTGGTCGTCATAAATAACACGAAACTCTTTTCCGTAAATCATGATCCTAGTACCTGTATAAGGGCGGGTAATAACAAAATCACCTTCTTTACACCAAGCACCTGTTGGAAATTTAGCTTCATCTTTATAGGCTAGATCACCTAGCTTCAAAACAAATAAAACTGGGGAAGTTAGCTCCTCAATCTTCTTAGTTTCATCAGCCTTAACAATGCCGCTATCGTATTGGTCTGTGGCTGTAACCAGCGAACACAGGAGTCTCCAACCACGTGGTTCAGGTAGCTGGCGGGCCATTTGCACCTGGATTTCTTCGGGTGTTGGCTCTTCAGGTACCTCTGTTACTTCTACGTCTACTGCTTCAAGCGAATGCATAGTGCCATCCGGTAATACAAGCCCTTGTGGGGGCAAAGCGATGGTTTCACTCATCGTTGTCTTCCTTCATGTTGTCAGCGAGGTCAAATAAATGGCGCTCTGCAAATGCTAGGCCTCGAATCACACCGCAGAGCTCTTTGTACTGCTCAAAACTTGTGCACTGTCCGTTTGCCAAATCGTCAGTGTAGTTATTCATATCTGTGCGCAACTTATCACGCATTGCGGCTATGAAATCAGCCGTTAGTAGGTCCATCATTTGGTTTTACTCTCCTTAGGTGTTTGTTGCTGTTGGTTTAGGGTTACTGCTGTATTAAGCCTGTGCTCTTTATCTTGCTGAGCTAGTTGGGCTAATTGCAAGGCCCCGCTAGTCAATGT